CAGCTAATATCTGATCTGGGACAATCCCAGCAAAACCAAGCCTTCTTAAAACTTCAAATTCAGATGCTACTTTTGCAGCTGCTTCTGTAGATTTTGATACTGAAGCAAATCTGTGTTCTGCACCCGCAGCAAAGTTATCTATCAAGAATTTTAGAGCTTTATTTCTATTCACACCCGCTTCTGTCATTGATTCAAGTAGATCATCTAGTTGTTGAGTTTGATAGCCAAGGTCTGTAGCAGTTTCTTTTGCGGCTGATATAAATCCCTTTAATAACCTTTGAACATCGCCTTGAGTATTAAGTCTTGTTTCTAGAAGCACCTTGTCAATTACGGGAAATAGATCTTTGTCAGTCATTCCTTTTCCGTAAAAAATGGCGGCTTGAGAACCCATTAATTTACCTAGGCTTTCTATGGCATCCTCTCCAATTTGAGCTACTGTTCTCTCTCCTAGCTCAGTTGCACTTCCAAAGGCTTCCTCTACAATTACCTTTCCTGAACTTGGATCTAATCTTGTTACTGTTTCAGTAATTGATGCTAAAAATTCTCTTTGCGCACTGAATGTAGTGGCTCGGTCAATTGCTAATTCTTGCGCACTTAGCCCAAGACTATAACTAGTCATTTTTTTAAGTTCAGCTTCCGTAAGCTGTTCTGCAAAGCTCTGCATTTGATTCATTGAAGATCCAACTACCATGCTTCTATTGACATATACTCCTAGTATGTCTGCATCTCGTGCGGCAACATTTTGCATAAAATCAAATATGCCTCTACCGAGAGCGGCTCTAAATCCAATATTTTCAGATTCTTCAAAAGTTGAAACTATGTTTTCAAACTCTGCGGTTGTAGTAGCAGCCATTACATCTGCATAAACTTTTGGATCCATATACTTTCTAACATCAGGAAGTGCATCTTGAACATGCTTCATAATTTCTGTTTGGAATTTTTCTTTAGATTGCTGCAAAGCTGACTGCTCTATTCTTTGCAAGAATGGCCTTGTTGTTATGCTAGTATCTCTTAGTGGCGAAGAACCATATTTCATTATATTCTGCTTAACTTCTTCGGAAGCTTCTGTTATGGAAGCTCTTCCTTTTGACTTAAGAGAATCGTAAACATCTATAATTACATCTTTCATTTCTCTTTCTATGTCTCTGCTTCCCTGCTTGAAGCTTGCTGAAAAATTTCTTCTTGTTTTATTTGTTAGAATTTCGTAAAGTTCATCTACTGCTTCGCTATTTCCTCTCATAGAACTTAATTCTTGAATAAAGCGATCTTCTTCAAAGAAATTTCTCAAAGTTTCTACGTCATCTAGTGCTGCACTTGTATACATAATTTCTTGTGGACCAGATGGCTGTCTAACTAACGCAAACATAAGATCTTTTACTTGTTTTCCAGTATTATCTGTATAGGATGCTGTCATTAACTTGGGTAGACCTTTGTCGTCTAGGTCGAATCCACCTAAGGCATTAAAGTATTCTTTTACAGCGCCAGCATGGAAAAGAATTGAATTATTTGAAACTCTAAATTTAGCCAACTCCTGTGTAGTTTTTGTTCCATCAGCTAATTGGATCATTATGTCAGACATGCCCTTCTTCTTAGAAGAAGATTTATACTTGCCAAGTATACTTGGTACTCCGGCCATGGCTTCTGTTGATTCAGTAGCTAGTGCAAACCTCTTTACATCTGGCATTACTGGCAAGAATAGTTCCTGATTATTCTTATTAACTACCTTGAAGGCTTCTGTTTGGAACATGGAGTGAAGCATGTTCATCATTAGTGGAGAATTTTTTGGTCCAATTCCAGATTGATGTAATTCAAGTGTTTTTCTTGCAAGCTCTTTATATCTCATTCTTGAAGCTTGGCTAGAAACAGGTAGCATAGAGACATCTTCGTCAACAACATTTTGAAGCATTGTTTGTATTTTTTTAGGAAGACTATTGGATGTCATGGCTTCCTGAAAGTTTTGCGATATTTCCGCTGCGTATTTTTGATAATTCTCTATGTCTGCTTGAGTAGCAAAAACTTCAGGGTGAAATGCTAAAGTAACTGGATCGGCATAGACTAGCTCTTTTGGATTTCCAAGTCCGCTAAGAGTTATCATATTTGTTCCAGTTGCTAAATTTACATCTTTCTTTAGCTGAGAGGCTCCCATAACGTATGTAACGTCTCCCAAGATTCCTTTTAGCTGTCTTATATCAAAAGCTGTTTTAACGGAAAACTCTCCTATTTCACCTCTACCAGTTACCTGATATAAATTTTTTGCGTTACTTACAATTTTTAACTGACCCTCAAGTTGCTGTAGTGCTACTCTATTATCTTCTACATTAATTCCATTTTGTATATCTTTTTTAATTTGAGATATTCTTGCTTTTAAGGTTTTCTTAGCTCCATCGATAACTTTTGAATTTAATACAGCTCTACCATCAAATTCTTTTTCAGATGTGTCCATTACATCTTTTATAAATTTAAAGGCAGCATCGTCTATGTCACCTTTATTTTTTAATTCATCTAGTGCGGCCTCTAAATCCTTATTTGTTTTAGAGCTCTTTAAAATATGTGTCATTTCATTTGAATGAAGAAATCTTTTTAAATCTTTTATTCTTTCTTGTTTTGCCACATTGTCATCTATGTGTGCAATAGCTCTTTCCATTGCTGAATCTATAATTGCTTGAGCGTCAACATTCTTCATTACTTCATAAACATATTTATCTTTTATATAGAGTTTTCTAGCTGATCTTAAGACATCCAAGCCCTCTTGTATTACAACGCCCATTTCTCCCATAATTTTATCATCGCTAGCTCCAAATGCTCTTCTCTGGGACAGCGGAACTCCAGCTCTGTTTCGACCCATGTATTCCATTAGGTCATCTAATGTTAGATTTATATCTCTTTCTGAAGTAAATGCTCTTGTTCTTTTTCCAAGCTTACCCAAGAGATTTTCTATATCACTTGCGAGTCCATCTACTCCCAATGCTCCAATGACTTTTGATGGGTTCATAACATCATTGCCAAGAAATGATAAGAGTAGATGTGTTTCTGAAGTAGTTAATTTTTTTCCACCTACAGAAATTTGAAGAAGATCCACTCCATCATCACTGGCAAATGGTATATATCCACCAAGCTCTGTTTTTGCTCTATTAAGGAAGTCTGCTACATCCGTTCCCCTTTTAGATGATGTGCTGACTATATCCATTGATAAATTTAAAGATGTTGGACTTTGACCCATCATGTCTTGAATAAAATCTCTGAACATTTGGCTGTTGCCCATTCTAAGATTAAATTCGTTTTGCATCGACTCCATTATCGATCCAACCTGAGCTCTTCTTGGATTATTTGCTATGTCACCAACTCTTCCCGAAGAAGCCACTACTCTTTCAAATTGAGTTATTCTCAATGTACTTGCAGCTATAAATGCTTCTTGAACGTTGTCATATTCTTGACCAGTAGCGGTCATTATATACTTTATTGTTTGCTGACCATTTACTGTTCTAAGCTCTGACTTAATTACTCCGCCACGACCAAGATCAGTTGACAATAGAGCTATGTCTGAGGCCTTCTTGGCTAATGCAACATTGCCACCAAAGAGATTAATGATATCTGTCATAATTATCTAATTCCAGCTGATATATCTATGTCGTTTGATCCGAATGGATTCATAACAGGAGTAATAGTTCCACTTATTCCACTGCCACTCATTAATCTCCTTAGTCTAACGAGGACGTCTTCATCATTTTCTTTTTTATAAAAATCTGGATATGAAGGATTGGTTAGAGTAGCTTCTTTTATCTGTTGTGGATAGTAACCCATTTGAGACATTTCAAGACCCATTGATTGACCTATTTTAATTTTAACATGCTCCATATTAGTATTGGGATGCCAACCCTCCCATGACGCATCTGGAAGCTGATGTCTTTCAAAATACTCTGCTAAGTCAGGCCTTTTCTCTACTTGCATACCCCATGCAGCTTGATATATTCTTCGCTCTAGTCTTCCAGCAGTTGAAAGTATTCTCTTTCTATCTTCTACTGGGGCATTTAGCATTTCTCTAAAATGCTCTCTTTTTCTCTTTGGAACTGCCAGACTTAAAGTATCTACTGATGCACCATATATGTCAGCGCCATACATTGTTCTTTTTGCTGCTTGGCCGAATTGAAATGCGGATGCCCTATCTCCAGCTTGAGCTGCCATTGTTGCAAGTCTTGTATTTTTTACATAAGTTAAAATATCAGAATACTCTTCTAGCGCAAGTTCTTTTCTTCTTTCTCTTGGAATATATCTTTCGCCACTTAATTTCTGAACAGTCTGTCCTAATGATGATGCTGTGAAACCTGTTGTAGCACCAACCAGTGATCCAAATAACTTAGCTCTAGGAGTTCTACCAAACAATGAGCCAGAAAAACCAAGAGCTGCTGCAGCTGAAATTGGATCTCTTTGAGTAGCTCTATTAATCATTGGCTGAATAAAGCTTTCAAATGGCCTTTGCCATTCTGGGAATGTTGAACCATAAACGTTTCTTCTTTCCCAATCTTCTACTGCTGTTCTTTTTTGCATAAACTTAGTGTTAAATAGTGTATCTCTGTGTGCTAGATATTCACCAAATTTTGCTGCTCTTAGTAGAGTTGGATGCATTCCTGCTTCACTGGCATTTTTATCTTTATATTGATACTGACTAAAAGAATACTTTTGAGTTGTCTCTGCAACCTGTGATTGTATTTCCATTAGCCTCATTCTTTGGCCTGGATCAGTGATTGTTTTTTCAGCTAATTTATTAACTGATTTAAATTGCTGTGAATATGGTGCTACGTCAGCTAAAATATCAAGCTGATTAAGAACTCCATATTTTCCTGTTTGATCAGAATAAAGAGTATTAAATCTTTCATATCCAATTCCTGGGAGTCTAAGTTCTCCTTCTGAGATTTTTGTAAAGGGATCACCACGAGTAAAATCTACATAATATTCTGATCCAGGAAGGAATGGATATTGCTGACCCATTGTATTTTTAATTGGATTTAGATAATCTATTCCAGTTCTCTCTTTGGGAATAAATCTTCTAACGATTTCAGAAAATTCTAGGTTTCCTAAGGCACCTTGTGCGGTAAGTGGAACGTCACCAAGACCACCTAAATTCAAATCCCAAAATGCCCTACCAGTTCCATAGGCCTTTGATGCTGATTGAAGAACTGCTTTATCTGGTTCAAAATCACCTTTACCAAATCCAAATTTTTCTCTAAGACTTGAAAAACCAAATCCATAAATACCCAACATTTCTTGAGATCTATATCCTATCTCTCCCATTTGATATCCCATAGATCCGCTAGAAATCGGTACTCCTGCTGGAACTATTGGAGGGGCCATGACTCCTCTCTGTTTTGGAGGGCCATAGGACATCTGCATTAGTGGTGCGTTGAGACCTGCTATTGTACTAGTTGTAATGTTTGAAGCTGTCGATAAGGGGCTTCCCGCAGCAGCTGCATACCTGCCATTATTTGCCCCCATCATCTGTCCAGTTATTTGCATAGCACTTGAATTAGGAACCGTAAAACCTGGACCAGTTCCTCCGCCACCAAACTGGGAAACGCCAGCCTTATATCCACCAAAAGAATACCCAGAAGTATTATAGGCGCCAAATTGACCTGCTGGAACGTATCCACCTAAAGCTTGTCGAACTTCTTCTTCATGCATCTCTACCTGTGGCTTTAGAACCCTTCCAACAGTTGCATTAAGCATGGATGTAAGTGGGCCCCATGGACCACTGAAGTATTCTCCAGAAACTGGATATGGCCTATCAGAATAATGTTTTCTTTCAAATCTATAAGGATCTAGTGGCCTTAATGGAGAAATATCATTATAAAATAAAAACTTTTCTGCTGGACTTCCATATGTATCATCAGTAAATAATGCGCCACCCTGTAGCTTTCTGTACCATGAAGGACGATAATACATTATCTTTCCACCCTGGAATGGAGTATTTCCAAGAGGCCAGAATCTTCCTTGCCTAATTGGAACTTCTCCCTCAAGAAGCTGTTCTTTCTTTTCTTGCGCTGTCATTCCACCAGGTGCTAAACCAGCTACTAAAGACTGAAGCTCAACAACACCTCTTGCAGCCTTTGTTGTAAAGTATGGAGAATAAACCTTTTCTCCATATTGATCTCTTTCTCCAACCATCCCGCCAATTGTTCTGTCAACTGTCATTGCAGTTGCGCCTGCTGCATATATTGGTAGAACTCTCTTACCTACCATACCTCTAGTATAAAGATCTAACGGGCCCTTAAATTTGGATACATCAAGCTGTAAACCAAGTGTTCCAAAGTATTTATTTAGACGCTCTACACCTTGTGAAATTGGAACAGACATACCAGAAAAACCTTCTGGATTAGAGTATGTATTTATTCCAAGAGCGCTCTTGATTGCAGCCATTGGATTTTTTCCAAAAACAGTTCCAAAAGTTGGTACAAAAGTTGTTCTTTGGCCAGAACCAAGAACATCGGTAGACAGGTCGTCTAGTTCATATTGAGCTGTGCCAAAAATTCTTTTCATTCCAGGAATAAAAGATGAAAATGGCTTTCTAACGTTTGTTCCAATTAGTCCAAATGTTCCTTCAGTAAATGGACTAACGGCTTGCCTAACAGATTCTCCAGCTTGGCCTTGTGACATTTTAAAGAAAGATATTGCGGCTTCTCTAGCATTTTGCATATTAGGAATGCCCTGCTTAAATGTGCCAAATGCGTTTATGTTGAATAAAGTAGAAAGAACAGCTGCCTGTGCTTCAGCCTGTTGTGATGCAGGAAGTGTTTTCTTCATATTCTGAAGAATGCTCTGCATTGTTATGAACATTTCTTCTTTTGTTTGGCCATTTGAGCCTATGAGCGCATTAGATTGTGCTATAAATCTAAATGTTTCAGATTTAAGTTCTTCTAATCTAGTATTTATTGAAGGTGTTCTACCAGATAATTGAGATCTAGAAAGCAGGTCTGCATCAGACCTAAGGCTTCTTATTCTTGAATACATTTTTTGCACTACAGAAGGGTCAATGTTTTTTGCCCTTAGTTCTGCAGCCATTCCCGGAAGAGCTCCCTCTACGTCATCTAAAAGTGACGATAAGTCTTGTGGGGATCCTATTTTAGAAACTTGAGATTTTAGTGGACCAAAAGTAAATAAGTCTTCTGATGCTTCTTCTAGTTGTCCCATAAACTTGGATGAGAAGCCAGATTGGAATGACTGCTTTCTTACTGAATTATAAGCTCTTAATATATCTGCTTCTTCTATTCCGGCAACTGCATTACCGGCGTCATCTATTACTCTTAAACTATTCCCACTAGTATCTAGCTTCATAGTTTTATAAGTTGTACCAGATTTATATCTTACTTCTTGTCCAGATATTAACTTTCCAAGTACTCTTGGGTTATTGATATCTCTATTTCTTGATAAAAATCTTTTACCTAAACCAAATAGTGAGTTTGGTTGTTCGGCGTCTATCGCCATGAAATTCTTGAAGCCTCTGGCTCTTTGAGAATTTCCTAAAACAAGATTTAGGAATCTAGAACCAGAATTGCCAGATATATCATACGGAGCTTCCCCAGCCATTCCAGACGAAAGTCTTGCATGACGCGAAAACATTTCTGTGCTGTTTGTTGGAATTGGTCTATAGGTTCCTTTTAATTCATCTCCATATACTGCTCCAGAAAAACTATCTGTAGAATAAGTAGTTACTTTACCTTTAGTTCCTAAAAATCCACCTGTGCTATGCCATATGTGAAAATCAGATTTAGTTCTAGCTAGATCGCCAAATGGCTGAACTGTCATTCCTGGAGAATACTGAAGTGGCCCTCTTCTAGCCATTTCAGAAAATGATCTATAACCAAATAGATCAGCTACGTTTAGCTTAACAATTGGTATGTGAAATTCACTTGCAAAAAAGTCCGCTACTCCTGCAAAAGTTTTTTTAATAGAACTAAAGTCAAGAACATTTCCAGATCTTGTTTTATAAACTCCATCTAATCTAGTTAATCCAATGCTTTTGGAAACTGGATCATTAAGTGCCATTCTTTTTGCAAGGTCGCCAATGATTCCTTGTTCTGTTTTATTTTTTGATTGGAATCTTCCAGATGATATAGCCTCATCCAACAACATTGGCTTAAGACCAAATAGATTAAATCCACTATTGAATACTCCAGATGTCATCTTATTTCGTTCTATTAAGAGTGATCTTAATTGAACAAAATTATTTGGATCATATCCCCTTTTTGATAAATGACCTTTAACTATGTCATTAGATATAATATTTCCAGTTTTATCTTTTAGCTTTAAACCTAATGCTTGAGCTGTTTTTCTCTGAAGGAACTCTTGTTTTGCTGGTCCAAGTGGACCTACGAAATCGTGGAATAAAGCTTTTTGTGGTTTGAGAAAACTCGATCCAATATCAACAAGGTCGCCTCTATAAAATGAATTCCACTGGTTACCTATTTTATTTCTTATTAATGTTTGAAATTCTTTTGAGAAGAATTGATCATTAGAATCTTGTATAATTCCTCTTAGGAATTGTTCAGAACTAGAGGAAGTTCCAGCTAAAGAATTGAATTTTTCTGCTAATTCTTTTCCACCCTTAACTCCTCTAAAGCGATCTATTATTTGCCTATAATATTCGTCTCCTTCGGCAGTTATTTTGTTTCTTCCTATAGATACGATGTTTGTTGGATCTGTTCCCTTTGTTAATCCTGCTACTCTTAACTGACTTGCAAAAGATTCTGCCTCATCTGTAGTTAAACCTTTTTTCTCTAGATTTTTAGCTAAGAGTTTTTTGTACTCATGCTGCTGTTGACCCATGAAGAAGTCTGATCTATTAAAAGATTTATCTCCAGGACCGCCGCCTCCAAGAATTGCAACTTGACTAGCTAGTCTAGAAAACCTGCTGGAATATTGAGACTGTATAACATTCATTGCCCTATGAAGTTCATCTTTGGAAGATGCAGCAGAAAGCATCTGATTGTATTTCATAGAACTTTGTAAGGCATCATAGCCTTGGCCAAACAATTTAAATTCTTGATGACCTTTTCTTACTGCTTGAGTCAACCCCCTAAAAGCTGGAATGGCATCTAGTGCACCATATTCATCATCGACACCAAAAGCCAACCCTTTAGCCATTTGTCCGGCTTTTCTAAGGCGGCTTTCTCCATTTTGTATTGATCTTCTTCTGGCTTCCTTGTATCCAAATCTTGCTTTAGATAAAGCGTCTACAAATCTAGGCTGCTCATTTAATGCGTTTGCAGCCGCATTAACAGCAGCGGATGTTTGTGAAGCTGTTCTTAAAAATTTATTAGATATTGTAGAAAGGTCATGTCCAACTTCACTGAGTAATTCTGTTAAATCAACAAAACCTTTATGGGCTTTTTGTTTTATTGGACTTAACTCATGCAGATGCTGCATTGAGTTTTTGAAAGTACTTAAAGACCTTTTGCCGGATGTTATACCTGCGCCAGCAGTTTCAAATGGTAGGATCATTGTTGCAACATTGGTTACAGAAGTCTTTACGAAATCAGAAACAACGTCTGCTGGATTATACCAATTTAACTTTTTCCTATTTTCTCCATCGCCAAAAAGCTGATCGCTTATACCCCTTTGTGTTACATAAAGTGCAGGAAGTTCATACGGCATTCTTCTTCCAGCTCTAACGAGCTTCTTTTGGATATCATCTTTAAGTGACCAAACTGCCGCAGGCTCTGATGTTATTCCTCTTCCAGCTTGTTTTAATTCGTCACTTGTTAAATATAATCCTCTGTGAACTTCGCTATCTTTACCAAGATATCCAGTAGTTAGCTCGTTGGTATTCGGATCCCTGAATACAAGTGCCTCATAAGGATCATCTACACCCTCTATTGCCCTTTTAACACCTTGTAACTCGTCAAGATGTTTTCTTATTTGAGTAATATCTTTGATTGTTGTGGTTGATAATTTTGACTGAAGCTTTTCTGCTAATCTAAGTCCACCCTTTTTTAACCCTGCACCAAGTACACCAGCAACTGCCATAGATGCTGCTGTATGCGCAAAAAAGCGCATGACGGGGTGACCATCAAGCGCTTTTGATACATAACCACTATTAGGGGAAACACCTTCTGTCTCACCCTCATTAAAAGGAAGATCTCTAGACGTGATGCCATAACCTAAGTTATGTATAGGACCACGATCTCTTATCACTTAATACTCCCTTTATTTTAACGCATACCCCAAAGTTTTTGAGCAATTGGGTCGTCGTACTCTGCTTCGCCTTCTTTTTTTGAAAGATTATGACGTGCAGCTTTTTGCTTTTGTTTTTCTACTTCTTCTTCTGGATCTATTAGTTCGAGCCTTAAATCAGTAGACTGAACTCCATTAATACCCTGTTGAATTTCGATGATTTTTTCAGAAAGAGCTACCTTTTCTGCCAATTGAGAAAATGTCATATCATCCAATTGTTCTGGAGAATATGATGTTATAGTAGCCAAAACAAAGGCTTTCATTAAGCTTCTAACTTGATTAGCGTGCTCTCTTTTATCTTCTAATATTCTTTTTGCTAATTTAGCTGAATTAAAACCAGAAAAATCTATGATTTCTTGCGCAAGAGAAGTCACCATTCCAGGTGGAATTTTATTAATATTAAAATTCTCTGGATAGACAACAGCACATTCTATAATTATATCTTCAGTGTCTACTGAGGAGTAATCATCAGAATTCTGATACTCTGCTATTTTGTCATACTCGCTAAAAGTAAGCTCTCTGAAAACTATCTCAGCACCTTTTACCGTAGTCTGAAATACAGAACCATACTTTTTTTTAAGCTCGTATAATTTTTCTGGTTCCATCTTTTAGAGCTGACGAACTTCCAATGCTACGAATCCAGAAGCCTCTAATACCTCTTGAGCAATAAGCGACGGGACTCCGGCCATGATGCCATTCATTTCTGATTTGTCCAACTGTGGATATAGTATGCAAAGGTCAGCGATTGCCTCTTCGTTCCACATATTTGCTTCAGCTGAAGATAGCGTTCCAGCCTGAATCATCTGTTCCATCTTCTTGACAATGTTTTTGTATTCAATACGAGTTAAAACTCTCCATGCGATATGCTTGTCAAATGTAATTGACGTTACATATACGTCGCCAAATTGATCTTTCCACTGTTTGACCATTCCAGCTGTTGGGCCATCTTCCCAAATCTCTTGATCATCCGGAAGATCTTCTACTCTATTGACAGGCTCTTCATCTTCAATGTTTTCATCTTCAAATGAGGCACTAATTGCTTCTTCTGCATCTAGAGTTTCTGCTAGTTCAGGATTGCTTGAAACAATCACTTTTCTTTTCTCTGACATAATTCTCCTTATTCAACGTTGATCATAACATTATACATTTATTTTGTATTAATATCAATTATATTAAATATTAAATTACAAGTGCGGTTGGTCCGCCACTTCCCAAATTGCTCCTCTTTTGCTCTGCATTTCCGCTTTCATCAGTATCTGTTTGAGCAGCGGCTTCTTCGCTATCTGAAGTAACTGAAGTGACAAGATTCTTGGCAAAGCCTAGATCTCCCTCTGTCATATATGTGTCCCTGGCAATAAATTGATAGCTCTCAGCTATTGGCTGTCCACCAGGGGAATACATGGTAGCCATAGAAATAAGATTAACTTCTTGAATAATTATTTTCATTGGACTAACTACATTGTCTACTTTTACAATTCTTTCATTTGTGTCAGAAGCTATCATTCTGTCTAGATTATCTATTTCTCTTCCAACAGATGAGGTGTAATTCATTGGGCTCAATGATGCTTCTTGTGCTCCATATAAAATAACAAAATTGAATGGTGGGTGAGCACTGAAGATATTCCTATTGGAATCTTTAACGTTTTTAATAAATGGATCCTCAGTTATTCTATCTAGCTGAGAATAGCCCCAATATTTTTGCAGATTTTTTTCATCAGCCTCTGAAGAATAAAGTTCTTTTCTCATGCCTTTTTCATCAACCTGAGTGTACCTACCTCTTCTTAAAGAAGAAAATACTCCACCATTTTTAGGATTTGGATCAAGAACTCTTGCCTCTGTAGCTGCTTCAATTAGCTCTGTCATTCTTCTGGGCGATCTAGTAAAAACAGTAAATTCTCCAGTAACCATTCTTGTGCCCATAAGCATGGTGTCATAATTGTAAGACCAGAAACCATACAGTGGCTGCTTTTCTTGTTTTATAACATAAGAAAATGATGCAATATCTAATTCATTATCTTGACTAAATAACGGATCTATGTAAACCTTGATATCCTCGCCAGCAAAATAATAATCATAATAATTGCTGAATCTTTTATCTGTCTCGTATGACTGAGATCCACCCGCCCAAATCTGATCTAATTTTGCGCTTGTTGGATTAAATCCTGGAGACTTATATGATGGATTGCCCATCCCCAATGCTATATTAGCTATGCTTTCGTCCATTTTTCCTCTATTGGAAAGTAGTTACTTCATCTATAAAATTATTATATAATGTTGATACTTGGGTGCCAACTTCATCATCGCCAAATATATTTTTATTAATCTGATCAATTACAGCCTGTTGATCAGCGGAATGTGCCATCTTCTCTTTTTCGCCAACCATATGAACCATCGGCTGAATTCCTCTAGCCATATAAGTGTAGGTTTGCTCTGTGATAAGGTCATCTATAGACATAGTTTGACCTTCATCTACTATAGTAACTCCAAATATTTTCATTTTTGAAGCAACTCCGTATTCATTAAAGAATGTAAATACAATATCAAATGGTGGAAGCATATCTGCAAGTGGAGCAAAAAAACCCTTGCTATCTGCTAAGTATCTTTTGTATTGCTTAATTTTATAAAATGCGTATTCATGAAATACGGTAAAAATCAATGACCCTGCAATTGTTCTGGAACCCTTAACGAATCCTCTAACATTTGAGTGACCTAATGTTCTTATCGGAGTATTTTCTCTATGTATTGAATAAGACACAGTTTGTAGGTCACCTAACTCTATAACGTCTCCGGTGCTCTCTATTTTTCCGTCTTGACCTATGATTGGTATTATCATAGTCGCAACAATGTCTGCTCCAGAATAAGACATGTTAGCTAATGGAGAAGTTGATATATTGTCAGACAAATTACTAGCTGTAACTTGAGTGCTCTGTGTATTTACTACTGGCAAAATAGCCTCCTATAAAAAATAATGGTGCACGAAAGACCAGCTCCCGTGCACCACCATTTACATTATCCAATTAGATTATGGACGAATGATTCCAGTCTTTAGACCTGTTTTAACGCCAATGTCCTCTATTGACTGAGCCAATGTCTGATCATTTGACTTATCAATATTGATTGCATACATTGGGCCAAGTTCTCTGGCTACGTATGTCATCGTTTCTTCAATAACAATGTCATCCATAGAAGCCCCTGAACCTTCGTTCAAAAGCTCAACTCCATAGATTGATCTTGCTGCGGCATTTCCGTATTCATTAACAAAAGTAATTGTAATGTCAAATGGAGGAATCTGGTCTGCATAGTATGGAACCTTCTTAACAACATCCTTGGTCCAACCGAGTTCTGAACCTATTCCTGGAATACCTCTACCTGCAGAAGCTGCACCGTCGCCTGGGAGGGTGTTATGAGCTCTTGTGTAGTAGTGCATCGAGGACTGAGTGTTGTTATAATGCTTGTCGAGCATCGTGTAAAGGGCTGGACGATCAAAGACTGTGAAGATCAATGAACCAGCTATACCTCTTTTCCCTCTTGAGAAGGAACGAGGATTTGGTGAACCCATTGTATAAATAGGAGCTTTTTCTCTTGTAACAGAGAAGGTGATGCCTGAGAGTGCGCCAATTTCAACGCCACCAAAGGTAGCTACAATATCTGCACCTGAAAATGTCGTATAAGTATTAAGATACTTATTGACGGGTAGTTGATCTGAATCTGCCATTTTTTATTACCCTCCAGTCGGTTAATTATATGTTAATGGCTATCTGCACCTCAATCGACTTAAGTTCGAATGCAGGTGTAACGACGAGGTCTACAATCGCCTTGTTTTGACTTGGAATATAAGTGACATTAAAATCACTTTCCAAAATGGCACCTAATAGCTGCATGCCTCGCAGAGCTGAAGAAATAGCGGTCTCCATTGAGTTTCTCATTTGGACACTGGATGCTTCTCCAATAAACTTTTGTGTTGCCTGACGCACTAGATTTGCTGCATCATCAACAATTCTCTTGGTTGAAAGTCTAATAAAGTCAGAAGCTGCGGCAGCGAAGGTGACTCCATCGCCAAAGACTGCAACCTTGTTAAAGTTGAGGACAACACAGTTAACACCCTTACCAGTAAGGGTTTCTTGCTGAGTTCTTGTTGGCGCATAACGAAGAGCCTGTACATTGTACAATGGCTTATTGGTTATTGCTGAATATGATGAAAGCTTTGTCATAGTTGCGGCAAGGGCTGCTGCACCATTTGAATAGCCAAAATCAACTCCATTTGAAGCATAATTAACTGGCTTTACTTCGCTTGCAACTACAACTACATATGGTCCGACTTCCTTCATGTTAGAATCTTCTTTTGAAGCAAGTGCGGTAAGACCCAAGTGCGTGTTGACTTGAGCTGGAGTCATTGACTCATTGCTGCTGTCATCATATGGAGCTACACCAAGAACTGCAATACATGGATGAGTATTTGTTGCAATTTCCTTAGTCTTTACGCCAATCTTATAAACCCAGCTACTTGCTACTGTGGTTGTATTGTTTGCAAAGAATCCTATTGAATTAGCATTTGGTGTTGCGGTGCCATTCCAGTCTGAAGAGTTGCCTCCTCTACCCCAAGGAACAATGACATCAGGAAGAACAGACTCTGCAGCTGCGAATGCGGCATCCAATAGTTCTGCAGATGTTCCACCAAAAGTTGAGCTACTTATTGTGCCAGCGGTGTCGCTGAAAACGGTATCTGAAGGAAGTGGCACAAGAAATATTCTTTGTGCACCAGCAGATACGAGCTCTAGGAAAGCCTTATGAAGGTCAGAACCATCACCAAAGACATCAATGACATCTTTTTCGGTTGTAGCCTGAACTACGTCAAGGTCTTGTACGCTAGATGCGGAAGTTGCGCCAGATGATCTTTTGGCTATAGCCACAATCTTTGGACCAACAGGAGCATCTTGACGAGAAATGCTGTAAAAGCGATCTCTAATTAGGGTTGTTACGCCAGGTATAGCCATCTTATTTTTGAACCTCCGACTAAGCGTTTGTTGGTTAATCTCATGTAATAGTAACAAGCAACTTATAAAAATAACTTACACAAATTGATACTAAGCGTATTTTTATATAATAAAGATTAAGAATTGGGAGTTGCCGTTTGATTAAGGTCAACTATATTTAATTCATAGTTCTCATAGTTTGGAGTGGCTGGAATTAATATTTCTGGCTCAACAGACATATAGGTTCTAAGATCTAGGGCTATTGCGTCTATTGTATTGATCTCGGCACCGAAAAGCTTTTCTGTTGTCAGCATGTAGGTAACGGTCCTTTTGTGGACATCGTTTGATTGCCTATTAACCTCAGAATCAGATAGTCTACGAGAATAAACTAGCTCGGAAGCACCTATTCTTTTAAATACTGGAGTATATTCCATCATAAAATCTTCAAAGGATTCAATTAAAGATTCGACTAAATATGCGCTATCGTGGTCATCAGATATAGAATTTTCATTATTCCCCATAATCTTAGCTACTGGTGCTATAGCGTGGAAAGCAACAACATTTTGAAATCTTTGGCCATATACTGTAATCTTATCTTTTGGATACGTAAATCTCATTTTTGGCTTCGGTTCTACAGTATGAGTTTTTCTTAATTCTAAAGAATAAGTTATTATTGCCTCTGTTGGTCTCCAGCCACCAATTATGTCTCCACTAACAGGATCTGCAAAATTTGGATCATACCAAGTGAATGCGTTATCTCCACTGGAAGATGGTTTTATTGGATACTTTGGAAAAGATTGTTCCCATAATGCCTTAACTGCAGCTATAAATTCTAGATAAGTAAGATTGCCTTCTGCTTGAAGTGGCTCGCTAAACTTTGGCTTACTGAAAACTGGTTCAACACCAAACTCAGGCATACCCCTTTTCCACTGCCATTGATTTCCACCATTTTGAATTTCTCTATTTACATTAAACATTTTAAGCTCCTGGTCCAGCTGCTAAGGAAAGATTTACAGTTTTAAGACCAAGAGATGAAATCATGTTGATATAAAGATATATTACACCTCTGGTAGTTTCTGATGGCTTTGCCTTAAAATCATAATCAACAATTGTTTTTGAACTCTTTAATAACTCAAGAAGTGCAGATACACTAGAAACAACTTTGTCATATCCAAACTTACCTATTGAGTCATAACCATAACCCTTAACTTCAGATGCAACTAGAGATACAAGTCTCATCTGAGGAGCTTTTGAAAAAACAGAATTTTTATTTGCCAATGTATAATCGTTAGTTACATAAACTTCAAAAGGATTTCCTCTTCTAGCTTTGTTTCCTCTAAAAATAGTATTTATGCCCAAAGTATCTAATTTATTTATATAAGTCGATGATAAATTGTCTCCAAAAAGAGATAATGCTCCTGGCAATCTTTTTCTTATCAAAGACATACTCATGGGACTAGAAACAAATAACCCTGCATATGCCGCTGCTACAGAAGAAACATATGTCATCTGCTGAATGGTATGAGAAAATGTAGCCTCTCCATAAATTGGTATGACGTATCTTCCTTTATCGGATGACACATTGTTAGTTCCAGTAGAATATGTAGTATATTTATTTTTTATATTGGAGTTTGATTCCATCAGATCTACATCGCTAGAACTAATTCCTTCTGATCTAGTTCCGATTATACCAATTTGGACATAGCCAGTGTAATTATGGAAATCTCTACAATAGTTAACTAATTGAGTGAGAAAGTCAACAGAACCAGTTCTAATAAAAGATGTTTCCAGTGGAACAACTACATCTATAAAATCTAGTTCTTTTATTATTGAATATGTGGTATCTAATCTGTCATAATATCTTTCATAAAAAGTTTTTGAAGTTGGAGTAGCGTAAGTTGAACCAAGATAGTCATAAGCTACATTTCTATCTGAGAAATTACTAACATATTCTGACATTGGAGCAGAGGCACATATAAAAATATCTCTTGCTCCTGCATTGTAGGCATCGAATACTCCCCTGAGAAGAGGGCTTGTTGCGTCTGCTCCAAGTAAATCAACAGCTGATTGTATTGATTTTATTTTTATTGGATTATTAAGTTTTATGTTGTCAGCATGTCCTATTAATAATATAGAACTTGTATTTGACTGATTAATATCTTGGTACGAAGGCCTGTAAGTAACTACGCTGGATCTATTTCCAAGAGGAACCGTAGGAAGTGGTTCATACTGATCTTCTTTAACTTCAAACCTAGATTCTATTATTAAATCAATAGAATCTTTTACTGTTTTTGCTACAACAGTATAAATTCCAGGAAATATATTTTCTGGAATTGTGTAATGAAAAATAAATTCATTGCTTGCATCTTTTGTAATATATTTAGATGTATCTGGAGTTGCACTGTTATATAAATATGAAATAGGAGTTGTAACAATTGCTCCTGCTAAACTCTCAGATCTTATCACTGAAACTACAACATCTTGCGGAATTGGCTCAGCAGTTGGATCATATATTTCTCCATCTGCGGCAAAGATCAACCTAAATTTTACCTGTTGATTCTTTTTTACTACTAACATATTAAACCTGTTTTTCTCTACTTGCTCCAACAGTCCAGAAACTTATTCTTCCCATTCTTCCTCTGTTTGGTGAAGCAGTATCTATAACATAGATAGTCTGTTTTGAGTGAGCATTGGGTAGTGTCTCATATATTCTATCCCCTTCTTGAGGATTTATATCTGACTCAAAATAATAAACTACCTCAGAATTAATTTCAAAACCCTCTTGTTGTTCTTGTTTTGCTTGAGTATTTAATCTTCCATTCTGAAAAACGCTTCTTGTTGTGACTCTTTCTAATTGATTAGAGTAGTTTCCATTGGCCATTTTTCTTTGTATGTATACATCATAGCCCCAGTCTCTAAGGAGTTTTTGAAATGATTTTTCTAAATTAATCATAGCTCCTTAGACCTCTCTTTGGCATTGGGTCATCATCCATTGTAACTCTTTCGCCTGGACCATAAAGATCTCTATCACCAAGATAAATGGTTTTTCCAGTCTGTGGATCGTAATTTTTCATTCTTTCAATATTTGAAGTTGGTAGTCCTTTTGGCTGGAATCCTTTTGGTCCAACTTTTCCAGTCAACATTTCTTTTCTTAGAGCTGCTGCTATTTGACACCAAGTTGTAGCATTACCTCTTGTAATTTGAGTTCTTGGTAGAGACCTAGAAGCAATACTTAAATCACCTAGGCTTATAGATACATCATCATCTCCACCATAACTATATGTTCTACTTAATTCACAAGCTGTCGCTGCCTTAATATATTCAAGTGTAGTAAAATTAAGATCTGCTCCAGTAATATCATCATTATAGGAATAAAGTTGCTTGACTTCTAATGAATAGAAATGGACTATTTCACCTATTTCCATTAAAGAAGCTTCTGGAAAATATGACTGCAGCTCTTCTGGATTCAAGTAAAGTGGATCAACATCTGGAGCAAAAGTTATAGTTTCTTGGTGCTTTAGTGTTATTACTGGTTTATATTCATCGGTCGGAGTACTTACATAAAGTTGTTGATTAACTGTAATATATGTAGTATCTGGCATTGTGCCGATAAATGTAACCCTATACTCTCCCGCCTCAGAAGGAGTATAATCATAATAATATTGAGAAGAAGTTAAGGAAGTAGCTGTTGTATTGACTACTTCTACATTGTCTGAATCATATACTCTAACAGCCACTAAACTTGGCGTTACATCTACCTGTTCTCCAGTAGAACTATCTATGTCAACAAATCTAACTTTAATTCTTACCGTATCATTTACAAGTACGTTGCCAACTGTCATTTTTGCTCCAAAAATAAAATATAATTATAACTTATAGTAGCGTTTTTTAACAGTATTTTTAGGACTTAGACTGTTTCTATGGATATTTCTCCGGAAGCTGAATTTATATATATTAATTGAGCCTCGACTAAAGCTTGTGCCTGTTCAGATGTAGATTCTATTGTTAATATTCCAGTTGGCGCAAAATCATATGTTACGTATCCTATTGTTGTAGCATTAGAATAATCTGGTTCTGTTGATACAACTACAGTAACATCATTTAAAATAATAGGATTAGAAATCCCGGGAACATTAATTTGAATAGTTCCTGTATATGTTATATTTGTTTGATTATAAGTTATTAAGTCATTGTATAACATGATTTAGTTCTTATACCCATAAATACGAATATTACCACCCGTAATTGTACCGCTGGCTGGATAGATGACGAAGCCTGTGTAGGAAGTATCTGCATTATGCCACGCTGATATTTGACCGACGAACGCCGTTTCTGCGTAAGAAAGTGCTTGCGGGATATAGGTTCGATTTGGTGAAAAAGGTAAGAGAATGTCAAAGGCATTGCTGTAAGCATATGCTGAGGTGGTTGAACCTATGTTGATGAACCCTGTGTTGTTGCTTCCTACCGCCGTTAAGGCAGGACTACTGGTATTAACATAAAAACCACCTGCGTACCAGTTAGCCGTGGGGAATGTTGCACCCAATGTGAACCTCAACCCGCCGCCGCCACTACTCATTGACAGGCCAGAAATCACCACCCTGTAGTTATCGTATGCTGAAGAAAATGCACTTCCTATAGCAACACTTGTGTTAGAAATTCCTATTGCAACAACGCCACTAGAAACAGTTGCGGCTGTCCCTCCAGCAGAACTGACGGTGCAGGCCGTAATAAGTTCTAACCCGACTGGGTTTGCGGTATTGGTTGACAGGAACACCCACGCCGACCCGTTCCATACCAGCGTCTTGTCTGTGTCCGTCTCGTAGATGACCTGCCCTTCATAAGGAGTAGTAGGACGTGTAGTGCTAGTGCATATTCCTGGTCTTAGTGCTGAAGCGTTATTAGAAATGGTCATGCTGGCCCAATGTCCTCCAACATAAATAAGGCCCTACCACTAGCATTAACAGAAACCGACGCTGGTGTAGAACCATAAAGCAATGAGACTATAAAAGACTGAGATGTTCCAGTTGCTGTTGTATGCGTGCTTACGCAGTACCCAGGTTGACTAGACGATACATAATCTTGATAAACAACTGTTACACCAGAATCCGTCACTCTAAAAGCAGTATTTGTTGATGACGACATGGAACCGTTAAAATGGGCGGTAACACGCAGCCTTCTATTGGCAACGTGAGTATAAGACACATTAAAAATAGTAGTTGGGGCAGCAACAGTTAAAGAGGTTCCTGCGGCAATAGTTGAAACGGTTAAAACTCCCCATGCAGTGTTCCACGGTGGGTTCCAGGACGACCCGTTCCACGCCAACAGTTTGTCCGTATCGGTCTCGTAAATGACCATTCCGTCATAAGGACTTACTGGCCTAGTAGAACTAGTACATACTCCAGGTTGGCTGATACGAGAAGAAGGAATATAGTTACTCAGTGGCATCTGGATTCCATTCTTCTGGAGTGTTATCTTCAGCGAGCCATGCTAGGTATTGCTGGTAATCAACATTATCTTCGGACATGGGGATGCCAGCATAATCAGATAACCTAATTACTGCAAAAGGTTCGTTTGTTTCAACAGAACGTAGAATTGAATACATTATAACTCCGCAGAAAATTGTAATGAAGCCCCAGCGGGGACCCTAAAAAAGTAAAGTGTGCCTGCTACGGTACCGGTAGTAACACAATCAATAAATAAAGTTGTTGTATACGGCGCGTTTCCAACAGTTGGATAAAGAGCAACTGCTGTTACATTGCCTGCATTTGATAACCCAAGAGTGTCAACTTGACAGCCAGATGGCGTTATTGTTATTGTGCCACGCATTTCCACTGGAATATGGATAGTTCCAAATGATCTAGTAGAAGAAAATCCTGCTATATATCCAATAGCTCCACCATTGCCAGATGGATTTGAATATCTGTAGTAATATCTTTGACAAAGTGACAATTCAATACCATAATTACGCTGCTCAAATGGAGTTGGCTGATAGTTCTGTTCAAGCTGAACTCCAGTCCAACACATATAGCCACCACTCGTCGTAGTTGGGTATTGAGATGTGCTAGAAGCGCCGACATAGTTAGCGTTTGACCATGCACTAGTTGTACCTCGGTAGTCTGCGCTTGAACCTAAATCAAAAAATATTGTTAAACCAGTTTGATTATCTGTATACCAGGTCCCAGAAGTCATCGGTGAAATTTGAACTATCTTATATTCCCAAGTGTTTGCTGTACTTATAGTATAAGAAAAAGAAAACGACCAGTAATTAACTGAGGTACTACGTATACTGCCTCCAAATGTTCCAGTTGATCCTGAATACACCCAAAACGAAAGAACGGCTTGCTTTGCTCCAGCTGTCCCCCAGGCAAGTTGCGCAGAATTATAGCCTTCAACATGTTGATAAAAATAATTTGGCTGTCCAGTGGAGGCTGGAGTTGCACCCGTTGTTTTTGTAAATTTTATATAGCTACGAAATCCAGGGGGAGGAATAGGTGATGATGTAGTGCCAGCTGTTGGTGATAATTGCTGAAAGGTCCATGCCCCAGTTGTGTTTGACGCAGTGCTCCACCTGTCAACTGGATATTGACCATTCCCTGAAATTGCGGCACCAGAGTTTCGTTGGTCAATACGCATATCACCATTAATAAGCATGTTACGAAACCCTAAACCAGCGGGCAACAAGGCAGATGAACCAAGAGCAGAAGAAATAGGCATTCTAAACTTCTTTTTCCCAACCGTTTATAATAATATTAACTCCAGCTCTATCGGCATAACCATAGAGTTGTTCTGCGGCGGTCATCACAATACCAGTATCAAATACTATGGTATCTCCTATTGCAATAGGTAAAGTAGACATAAATCTATTTGATTCAGTTGCCGCAGTTCCGATGGCAAGATATACAAGAGCTTCAAGTCCAGAAGTATTGCAAATGGTTATTTGTTTAATAACCCAGACTCTAGACGAAGGAACAGCTGATCCAACAGTGGCATTCGCAGTAGTAAGGGCTACTGGGCCTACTAGTCTTTTTTCGTTACGATCTCCGAACAGCCATTTAAAATCTCCTACATCATTTCCATTAATATTATAGCACCAGCTTGATTATTAGACAAGAGTGCACTTGGACCTAGTTTTGCGCCAGTTACATTTCCATCTGCTATTTTTGCGGTGGTGACCGCATTATCAGCCAAACCTGAAATAACCATTCCTCCAGCGTTTTCTACACCTGATATAGTAACTATAACGTTAGTCGCTGAACTATAAGCTGATATAAAATCTCCTGCTGTCATAGATTGAGAAACATCTAAAAATATTGTTTCATTTGCCGCGACTGACAAAGAAGAAAATAACCTATTTGAAGTTCCTGCAGAAGATCCATATGGAACTAAAGATAAACTAAAAGTAATAGAACTAGCTGTAGTATTACAAACTACTATTTGTTTTACAATAGCTGAAGTAGCTGAAGGAACAGTATATAAAGTTGTTTCAGTAGTAGCTGAAAGATTTGTTGGTCCTGAAAGCCTTTTTTCTGTAAATGCCATGATTAGTTACCTTCTAGTACTATCACTTGATCATTAGGTATTTCTTCAATAGAAATGATGTTATGCATTGGGTGATCATGTGATTGGTCACATTTTTCACAATACCCGCCAATTCCAAATGTAATTATTTGGCTCATTGTGTCCTCAATAATACTCGTGGTAGTTGCCCATTAATGGACAGGCTGCCAACACTAGAAAAAGCGCCAGTAACGCCCGCCTGCGACCAGCCAAGTTGAATATTGAAACTAGAGTCGTTAAGCTGTTGAAGTGATGCTACTGAAGATGTTCCTGAAGAATAGTTCCCTGTTGTTGGTGCTGTGCCTTGCTGGCAAAAAGCTAACCAGTACCAACCCCTAGCAAGAGTATGAGATATGGTAATTGCATAAGTTGTAGAAGCAACTGTTACAGAGACTGTTCCTGCATCTAAGTTAACAGTGGAAGGTAGAAATGTATTTACGTCATTATTATATATACCAAGCCTAACTATAGCAGTGCCAGAAAATGACGTACCAGAGCGAATTGCAATTCTGTCAAATGTTTGATTTTTATCATTATAAAATGGCTGAAAGTATGCTCGTTCGTTTGACACAGTAAGATTTGATGTACCAGGATAGTGTGGCCCATAGTATTGACCTGATGTATAACCATGTTCCTGTACCCCAAACGCACTTGCGCCTAAATCTGATACTCTTCTTATTCCAGCCATTATTCAGATCTTTCTTTAAGATATGTTAATATAGTAATAGTCTCAGGCTTCGTGTTGTACGTCGGGGTTATCACCGACAGCATCATCCGACCCATTGTATGCGATAGTTGCTTGCCACTCTGCGAATTCCTCATCTGTCATTTCACGCTGGCCATAACTGCCATCTTCAAGAATCGTTGCAATTTGTGGCTTCATCATGCCGTCCTATACCCGTACACCCACCAATAACCAGTCACCCCGACAGCACAAGCAATGCGAATTGTGTCAATAGCAATTGACCTTCCTCCAGCATATTCGTAGCCAAACGTAATGTTGGCAGTTGTCGGAATGTTGTACATTGCGCCAGTCAACGTCGTCCTGTAGGCGGTTGTATTCATCCCTCCGATGTCAAACCAGCATCGATGGGGGCTTGCATTGTCATACACCGCACCAAGAGGGATGTTTGCGCCATTGTTTCTCGCACCATACGCCGCCGCTGCGCTGAGATAATCAATCGAATAGCCAGCGCCATAGTAGCCGCTTGTATACGTTGTTGATGAATTTTTGTATGTTGCGCTTAGGTCAGAACTTCCAGTTCCACTATGTCTCCACAATGAAAGTACTACACGAAAATTGGTATAGGTGCTCGTAAAGCCAGTTACGTCAAGGCTTGTCACGTTAGTAACCACGCCAGATGACACAAAAATTAGGCCCTGTGTCGGCCCCAAGCCAACCGTGTCGTCCTGCTTCTGGCTGAGGTAGTCCCACGCCGACCCATCCCACACTCTAAGGTATCCAGTATCCGTCTCATAACAGATTTGACCAGTAAACGGAGATGGAATAATACTTGAACGTGTAGATGAAGTAACTATTGTTGCGCCAGATAATGAAGCAGCAAGTTTTCCTTGCGTGACTGCATTATCTGCGATATCTGCTGTAGCAACTGCTCCTACTGCTATCTTTGCAGTGGTAACTGCTGAGTCAGCTAACTTAGCTGTGGTAACTGCTTGATCTGCTATATATGTAGCAGTTGGAGTTAGTGGCCCATCATTTTCTACTCCAGATATAGTTATATTTAAAGTAGAGTTAGCTGAAGCTAAAGCTGTAAGAATTTCATTTTGCGTGAGAACTTGAGAAAGATTTATAATAACTGTGTCATTTGCGGCAACTGAAGTTGCGCTAAATAACGCATTGGCTGTTGCCACAGAACCAATATACAAGCTAAATGTTGCAGCTGATCCAGTAACATTTGTAACAACTATTTGTTTAATAATAGCTGTTTTACTAGCCGGAACTGTATATAAAGTCTGACCACTAGTTGTTAACTGTGTTGGATTACAAAGTCTTTTTTCTGTAAATGGCATTTTAAATCCTAGTATTTAATAATATAATTGAGAATTATTGATGGCTGCATGTTTTGCGAAGACCCAGAACCAAAGTTTGCATTGGTCATAGTAACTGTGCCAGCTGCTGTTACAGAGTGAGTGTGAGCAGATTCGTTTTGGTTTGTTGCAGTTGTACTAGATATTGATGCATAACCAGTATTAGACTCTCTTTGTTGACCAGCACCATCCCAGGTTGACACATACTGTGTTGAACCACTAAATGCACCACCCCAAGTATAGTGAGTGTGTCCAGCGTCTGTGTGGGTGTGGGCATTTTGCACGTGAGTGTGAGCAGAACCTGCTCCTGATGTTACTGCTGATCCAGTAAATGAAGCTGTGTTTGTATGCGAGTGCTGATGAACAGCCTCGCTACCACCAGTAGCACCTAATGTAATTCCGGCAATTCCGCTGATGCCAGCAGTGACCCTATTAGCTGCCGTGCCACCCATATCATCTTTACCAACAACAGTTCTCCCTCTTAAGTCTGGCAAATTAAAAGTTGTTGATCCATCGCCAGAACCATAAGTTGTACTAACTACTGCAAACAGAGCAGCATATGTAGATCTAGAAACTGCTTGACCAGCACAAAGTAGCCAGCCAGTTGGAGCAGACGCTCCGTGCATAAGGAGTCATCATTCCTGCAGGAAGAGCTAATTCTGGAGCAAGAGTTGCAGTTGTTGTTCCAGATGAACTCACAGTAAAAACTGGAGTTGCATCTGAATTTAATATTTGGAAAGGAACAGCAGAAGAACCAGAGGCTTGTTGAATAATAACCCCATCGTCTCCTACGTTAAATTGTGGTGCACTATCGAATCTTTGGCGCGCCATAACCAATCCTTAAATAAAATGTTTAGCAATCGCTGTTATAGCTAATAGTACCCAAACTACATTAAAAAGAATAATGGTTGGCAGAGTTTTTACAGTTGAAGACCAGATGAGGGCTATACTGGATACCAGCGCAAATATGTACAGCCACCACCATTGATGGCCAAATATTAAACCAGGAATGATGATTGTCAGTTTTGTGCCAAAACCCCAAGCTTCTACTAAATTAGCTTTAGTCCAGTATTTTTTGCTGGACATAGTTTGAATAGCTGTTAGTATTTTTTGAAAAAATACTTTAATATTGTTTATCATTTATTAAATATTTTCTTAAAGAGACTTTTACTTTCTTCCTTTTCTATCTTTTGATCAATAACCATTCTTTCTCGCCTATAAGGCGCTGCTGTATGGTCTCTTGGAGCTAGGTGGCCCATTCCAAAGCCTCTGGTTGCAACATACTTAAATTCAGATTCATCTCTAAAAGTAATTTTTTCAAAGTCTTTATTTCTTTTGAATGGAATCATTTGAACTAGTGGTGTTCCATATTTTATTGAAAACTCTTGATCAGTTTTAATATTAAGAACTACGTTAGCAGTGTGATAAAAATCTGTATGAACAATAGAGGGAACTACTTCATAGTTTGGATTTGGCTCCCAATAAACTGGAAGAATTAATATTGACCATCCTGGAGCTGTTTCCATTCTCCATGGATTAACTAATTTTGGATATGAACTATTTTTCACTTCTCTAATAGAAGTCATTGGACATGCACCAGTGCTATCATAATGAAAAGCATTAACAACAGATACTCCAGCAGGAGGAGCCATTTCATCTGCTGCCATTTCCCAGTCTTGTCCAGTGCCATCCAATCTAAAGTAGAAATTAGTCCAAGAAGGAAGAGTAATACCAGCAGAAAGGAAATCAATTGTTCCTGCACAAGAACGAATTGAACCTTTATTCTTTTTTATAGTTCTAAACCATGTTGGAGGATTTGAAACAGTATTAACTGTTGGGGGCATTTCCAACATTCGATTGTCCATAGGAGTAAATCTAATTTCTCCTGGCTTTACCTTTTTAGTCTTTTTCACATTATTCCCATTCTAGATCAGTAGTATTAATTTCTCTAAGAGCTTGTGCGTGATCCACTAGTTCCGCAGCATGCCTATCATGTCTCATTTTATCAATTTCTAAATTGACATCATTTCTTATTCCAAGCATGTCGATTGCTCTAGTGCAGGCTTCAATATTGATAATTCCTTGACCTTGACCCACGTGTGCCATATGGGGACCAAGGAACATTTCGCCATTAATGGTCTCAAAATCATATCTTGAAGGCGGTCTTTCGGACCATAGTTCAATAAGCTCTTGCAATTCTTCATTAATAGGCATCTGTGCTTGAGCTACCCAGAATTTAGTATCTACTCTATCCGAATAATAATGAAGCCTAATCATAGTTAGAATATTACGCATCATCTTACTAAATGATTTGCTATAGTGTTTTTGTGAAAACTTATTGTCCTCGTGGTACGAGGCAAGGTATGGGATTACATTTCTTATTTGCTGAATTGTGCTTCCTATAGAAGTTGCCTCAAGTGGCTCTACAAAAGAGCCAGCTAGACCTATTGCGCAACAATTTTTAACCCATATATTTTTTAGATATCCTGGATCATACTTAAATGATCTGTGAAATGGAATTTCATATCCAGTCATTTTTGATGCTTCTTTTAAAGCTTCGTCTTCTGTAAGAAACTGAGAACTATAAACGTAACCGTTTCCTCTGCGCTCTTGAGTGGGAATTTCCCACATCCAACCAGAACTAATTGCTCTTGCTCTTGTATATGGGCGGATTTGGCCCGACGGATCAGACTCAGTAGGAAATGCTATTGCTGAATCACACAGAAGATAATCGCTAAATGATTCCCATTCTGTATTGTCTAACTTTTTCATTAAAACTTTGGCGAAACCTGAGGCATCGAACCAGAAACTGGCTTCTACTTTTTCTCCTCTATCAGTAGTAATTGATTCTATATTTCCATTTTCTGGATTTAATTCTATTGAATCTACTGATACTTTTCCTTCAACAAATTTAATATTTCTTTCAAAGCAAATTTTCTGAAAATATTCGTTTAACTTGAATGTATCAAAGTGATATTGATTAGTGCTCTTGTGTAGATGTTCTCTAGAAATTTTATTTTGAACTAAGCCAACGCTAGATGTTTGAGAGGTTAAAGACTTGCCTTTTTCAAAGATACCCATATATGTAGCGAATAATCCATAGGCGTAAATTTCATCTATTCTTCCAACGCTATGAAAATAGTCTGGAAATTTACCACTCCACCCCTCAAATCTAATACCATATTTATGAGTAGCTGAAGTTGATGCTATCATTTCTTCAAGTGGTATATCGCATAGCTCCATAAAGGAACGCCAATGTTCAGTACTACCTTCTCCAACACCAACAATTCCTACATCGGTAGATGAGATAATTGTAATAGGAGAACTAGGAAATGCTTTTCTTAGAATTATTCCAGCTAATAAACCAGCTGTTCCAGAACCCAAAATTCCAATAGAAACTCTTAATCTTTTATCTTTCATCAACTATACATCCTTAATACATATAGCAAAAGCCACTGGACTTGCAACGTGGTAAATGCTAAAAGAACCATTCTCCTTTATTGTATCATAAACAAGGTGCACTTGGTTGACTTCACTTTCATATAATCTTCCGCCATTAGATCCATTTGTTATAAGCAAAACTCCTCCTGGTTTAACGGCTCTCATGAAGTTTTTTAAAAGTTCTTCATTATACAATAATCCCATTAAAACGATAACAGAATCATATTGTTCAGTTATAGAATCTAATTGATCATATGTAATCGTTGAAACATTATTGATATTAGAAGTATTGCAAAATTTTGCTAAGGCTGCGGTTGAAAAATTATTCAATATTGTAACTTCAGGAATAATTTGAGAAAGGATTGGAACCATAGCTGGAGCGTCGGCAATAATTGCATTTTGTGGTTTATATAATTTGACTAATGCTTCCGATGTCTGAAGTGTGATAGTCATTGCATTGCGCCACTCTACACTTGGATTAGCTCCAAACATAAAGACATGAAAATCATCAACAAAAGCTGCTCTCTCAAGAGGTATTTCGGAGAGTTTAAAAGCGTCTCTTAATTTTGAGTAGAATTCATATCTACTTGAATCACTTCCAAGTGAAATATTAAAATCTTGCACAGAACTTACGTCACGTGCAATTGTGCATATTTTTTGCATTTCAGATAAAGCCATTACTGAACCTCTTCAAAATAAGGAATTAGATATTTATCTAAATAAAGAGATCTTAGTTCTGCTTGTGCCGTAAAGAAAACCTTTGGAGATAGATATCCCAACGCATCTGAAATCTCTTGAAAATTTTCTTTAGTTACAGTTTCATATGGAAGGTTTGCCATCGCACATAATTTATACATTCTCTTTTCAACGTATAACATATGGTCTTCGTATGAATAATTAATCACTTTTTTCCTCTTCTTGAGAATTTATTTCATTAAGAAAATCATCAAATATAGATAGTTTTCTTATGTTAAGTTCGCATGCGTTTATAAGAACATCTTTATCAAAATCAAATTGCTTTTCTTCTTCTGATAATTGCCATTTATTATATCCAGGAATTGAATGATTTGGATCATTTACCATGAGTTTCTCCTAATTATACCATGTAACTAAAGAATATTTTATTCCCTCTTCAACTGGATGTGCTATATGAAGGTAGGGATGACAACTTGGAAAAAGAATTACTGTGCCTTGTTCAACTGGTACTTCACAATCAAAATAAGGAAATTCTAAATGCCCTCCTTTTGTAGGGGTATTTAAGAATGCAACCATTGAAAATATTCTAGGAGCACCAGGGCCTTTATCATAGTGACCTTTATATTCTGCTCCTTTTGTATACTTTAATACATGCCAGAATTCTGATATGCAGCTTGGTATCTCGTATTCATTTGCATAATCTAAAACAAGCTTATCAATAGGGTATTTTATATTATCCATAAAAAGTTCAGATAAATCATTTTTTGGATATGGTGGCATTAGTGGAACCATACTGGCAGAAAGTGAAGTTCTGTAATTTGAAGCTTCCGCATTAGGACCTATTGCTGATCCGGCCCATTCTATTTCTGACCATTCATCTTCAATAGACTTTTCTAATTCATATATAAAATTCAAAGGATTAAAAGCTTTTTTATATACAGATACACCTACAGCAGGCTTTTCAACTATCATACTACCTCAAAAAAATATTCTTCTGAAACTACTTTATTATTATTTATAATATAATATTTATAAATTCCAGTATCATTAAATCTATGCTTAAATTTTACACAGTGTTTCTCTGCTATTCTTGGTAATATTATACACTTTTTATCTTGATATTCTATAACACATTCTGTTTTTTTTGTAAAATGCGTAAACTCATTTTCAAAAATAATTGTTTGAAGAAAATTAGATTCTACTTTTCTATCAAATTTCATGGATATTTTTTCTGGAGTACATATTATCTCTATATTTTTTATATGAGGAAATTCTCCATTTTGACCAATTCTTATTGGAAGCTTTGCTATATTTGATATTCTTGTAGCATCTTCAGGCATATTGCCTTTTCCGTCAAGCAGAAATGCTGGAACAAATACGTATCTTTTCATGAAAGTTCAGCTATTTTTTCCTCTATATTCATAAGAGCTGCGACAAGACCATCAAACCTGTATTTTTCACCAGCAAATTTAACACTATCTTCAAGATTATCTCCAAGAGTATAAGTATCTGGATCTACGCCCATCTTAATCATCAAAAGGTAAAGTTCAGAATGAATTCCATCCTTTGAGTCTTCTAACATTTTTTTCTTTTGTTCATTCGTAATATTAAATTGCATTTTAATTTCTCCTATTTTTAGATATTTAAAAGAACATAAGCTGAACCAGATGAAGCAGAGAATGAATCAGAATCTGCAGTCAAACCAGCCCTTGTATCGTAATTAATAGTATTAGCTATAGAATCTGTTATAACAACTATAGCACCTCCACCACCTGCACCGCCTCTTTTTCCTGCTCCTCCAGTAACTGCTGGAGCACCTTTGCCCGTATTAACTCCATCATTTACGCCACCAGCACCCCCTACCCAGTGACCATTTGGGTTTGCATGAGAAGTGGGAGCTACGTGGTGATGATGCCAATTATTAGCGTGCTGTTCACTCGTTCCTCCAGCATGGATAGCTGGTTGATGGTAATTACTATGGCCATTATGAAGGGCTGGGTGATGATCAGGCTTGTGAGTATGAGAATGTCCAGGAAGACCAAAATGCGCATGAGCATGGCCATCATGACCGCCAAAAGAACCGTGCCACCAACGACTTCTATGGTATCCATTTCCAGATGGTTCATACGCATTGTGGTGTCCATTGGGTTTCTGGTGATTGTGAGGAAAACCATGATGATGACTTACTTGCCAATAAGCATGCCACCACCAGCCAGGATCGTTTCCGCCTATTGTTCCCCAGTGATGAAGGCCACCATGTGGACCGTCATTATGTGGGCTATGATAGCTACCACCATGATGATGGTGAGGAGTTGCATGGTGGTGAGGAGTTGTGTGGTGATGAGGAGTTCCATGGTGATGAGGAGTAGTGTGATGACCCCCATTTACATGATACAATTGTCCTTTATATGTATGGGCTGTATGGTGGTGATTTACGTGTTGTTGAACGTGTTGTTGAACGTGTTGTTGAGCGTGAGCTCTGGTTGCACTTCCGTGTCTATCTGAATAATTAGTAAAATGGTTATGATGATTATGATTTCTGGCATCTGGATTTGCATGTGTTGTTGGAGCTACGTGATAAGCTAAGTCCGGTGCCTTTGTGCCATTTGCGCCAGTCGTACCTGCAGAACCAGATGATCCTGCTGAACCAGCAGAACCAGATCTTCCTATTGAAATTATTTTTCCTGATCCAACTATTGTTTTTGCAAAAATAGCTACTACACCACCGCCTGCACCTCCGACTCCACCAGCTCCACCAGGACCAGCGGTTCCATTAGCATTGCCTGCCGATGCTGGATTTCCTTTTCCTCCTGGCTGATTTACGGAGAGTCTATTTGGAGAGCCAACTGGCCCATCTGTTCCAGCTGCTCCAGCTTTTCCTGGCCAAGAGTCAGAAGCGGTTAGAGCAGGAGTTGTTGTGCCAGTAGTACCAGTTGTTCCTTTGGAGCCTCCACCTATTTTAACAAAACCATTTGTAGGATCTGCAAAAACTCCACCTGTAAGATTATTTATATTTTTATATAAAAATGTTGGAAGAACTGTTACTGCGGGATTTGAACCTCCACCGCCTTGCCCGCCTATTCTGTAGGTAATTGTAGAAGTTGTATTTCCTGCTACTGTACCATCGGAAATATCAGATGCTGACTCTCCGACTGTTCCAGAAGAAACTGAGCCCATTCCAATATGGCCATTTAGGGTTAGTGTTCCCTTAACAAAGACTCTAAAACCATTTGTTAGAAGTACTCCGTTTGAAGTAACTTCTAAATTATTATAATACATATCAGATGTTAAAGTTGTTGTACTGTTAATGTACCCATTTCCATCTAATCCCGTTCCGTAAATAGAGTCATTTCCAGCTCTTTGAACAGTTTGTTTATTGGCGCGAACTATTCCTGTCATATTATACCAACTGCATATAGTTAACTGTTCCTGAATTTTGTCCAGTAACATCTGTCGATACATTTGCTGGCAATGATACAGCCGAAGAAACTATTAGTACAACTCCACCACCAGCTGGAGCTGTACCTGGAGCTTTTATGTATCCAGTACCAGTAGATGGTCCAGATATATTTCTAGCAGCTATTATTACTACGCCACCACCAGCCTGTAAAAGGCCACCTGCTCCACCTCTTAAAAATGTTGGAGTTGTATTTGATGCAGTTACTGAATATCCTCTTATTGCCTGATGGGGAATTTGATAATATTTAGAACCACCTAATCCAGCTATTGGTGCTGTAACTGTTTGAGTAGCAGAAGCTCCTCCGTAAACTATTTGTAACTGCAGTATTAATTGCTCCACCTTGAGCTATTGAACCTGCAGTTGCATAACCTGTTTCGAATCCAATAACAGAGTTATTTCCAAGCGACAATGTATTTTTTACAAATATTCTATATCCATTTGGAGCTAATCTTACTCCATCAGAAATAGTTAAATCATCAAAATAAAGATCAGATGTCATAGAATAAACATTTAAAACTGGAACCATGCTCAACACCGTTGATGAGCCATCAAGAGTGGCATCTCCGTCAACTCCAGTTCCATATATTGGATCTGGAGAATCCAAAAAAGAAGCCAGTTGGCTTGGTGCATTTAATCTAGATATTCCAGACACTATGCCTCCTCTACGCCAACCACCGCTATGTTTACAACATCATCTGTAGAGGCTGATGCCCATAGTTTTTCTCCGGCTGTCATAACCAAAGACATTGCTATCATTGTTGTTTCATTTGCAGAAATACTAAATGAACTTAGTATTCTATTGGCAGCAGTTGTACTGGATGCTGCAGAATTTGTCAGCGCAACATGAACAGTAACTGCCGAAGCATGGGTATTGCATAACATTATTTGTTTAATAATAGTTGTAGTAGCAGAAGGTACAGTATAAATAGCTTCTTCTGTTGCATCAACTGGGGTAAAAGCCAATCTTTTTTGCGTGAGAGCCATTTTATATTACCTCCATGTAAAATTGTATCATATCGTCTCTACTTGATTGAGTAATACTTGTATTAGTATTATTTAACTGAGTTTGAACATTTGAAGTTACGCCGGACAAATAATCAATTTCAGCTTTTGTTGCGTTTCCTATATTAACACCCATAGGTGCCGTAACTTCACCAGAAGTATGTACCATGAATACAGGAGTTGCGTCATGATTTAAGATTTGAAGAGGCATGGCTGAAGCTCCAGCTGTCTGCTGGATTACTAAGCCTTCTGATCCTACATTTACGTGGATCCCTGTTTCAAATCTTTTACCTGTCATTTTTAATTTGTCTCCATTTTCATGAGAACTGTAATATCATAAATTTGATTTTGTGCGTTGGCTGCTTGGTTTTGTACAATCCATTTTTCTCCGTCATATATCCATGTGCGGTTACCTACAGTATAGGTTTGATTAGTAGTTGGTGTATTTGGAAAATCAATTGCCATTATTCAGCCTCCTCCGGGTTCCACGGTTCGGGTGTATTGCCTTCAGCAAGCCACGCAAGGTACTGCTCGGCAAGTTCGGGGTTCTCAGCAAGGTTGAAACAAAACTGCGCCATTACGTTTTCGCCGTGCTGGACGGTCTCTGCTTCGTAGCACCCCATTGTTGAGTCATTGTGTTTGATGAACTGCATTACAACTCCGCATCAAATCTGAAATAAGCCGATGTCGAGTTATTGCCCTGAATCAGCGCAGGACGAAACGCTGTGAGACTTGCGCTACCTATAGTGGCATCAACTTGAATTGCGTTTCTGTTTTTTGTGAAATCGCTGACAGAAATTGCTGTGACTGCCCAGGCCCCAACGGTATCTGACACTCGTAATGTTGAATACGACACTCTGGATGACGTAATGGGTACACGCATTTGGACGGGTGTATGGATGGCAAAAAAAGCTTGTGTAGTTGAATACGCAAATCCAAGCCCGTAGTGGGTATACCCATTGTTGTCTGTTTCGTTTGGTGCGTAAAAGTACCTCTGGCACTCTTGCAATTCATGTCCATACGACTTGAATTCGAACGGTGCAGCAACCGCACCAATATTCAACTGCACACCTGTCACCTGCCAGTAGTTATTAGTAGCGGCGGCGAGGTTTGTCTGGCCAACGGCACGGTTTGCCGCTGTGTATGTACTCCAAGTTGTTTGTAGTGAGCCAGTTGTATAGTTGGTTCCAGCCCCCAAATACATTCTAATTGACAAAGAGTTTGCATTGTCATTATCAAGTACGCCAGTTGTGTCGGCTGGAAACGTAATCGTTTTATATTCCCAGGTTGCAGATGCACTGATCGTATAGGATTTTGATACAAAGCGGAAAGAGTTATCTTCATCCATTACTTCAACAATGTATGTTCCAGGAAGGTTACCCTTTACCCAAAAAGAAAGCGTAAGTTGTTCTGCTGAGGAAGTGCCTTTTTTGATTGTTTGTACATCTTGACCCTCTAGTTTCTGTACAATGTAATGGTACGCAGCAGAAGTTGGAGATGCATTGGATGTAGTACATAATACTTTGAGCGATTTACGGAAACCAGACCCAGTCGGCGCATCATTCTCAATAGTTTGCGTCCACGTACCTATGCCATTTACTCCTTGGGACCATCTATCTGCCGTGTAATACCCTTCAGCTGTAATTCCTGATGAACTGGAGCCACGTTGAGATACCTGCATTGCACCGTTGTACAGTAAGTTTCTTGTGTTAACGTTTGTCCAACCAACACCATATGTTTGATTGGAGTCTGCGACTAGCATTTGGCCATTTGACCCAACTGGAAGCCTTGCTAGAGTATCCGCAGAAGCACCTACTAATAAATCACCTTTAGCATCTATGACTGTATTTTGAGTATCATCAATCCACTCTAAACCAGTTGTAGTCGATGAATTTGCAGCGAGCCTCTTTTTATCTGTGCCAACTGCTAGGCGAGTTATGCTTTGTGATGCGTTACCAGCAAGTAAATCGCCCTTGGCTTGTATTGTTCCAATTATTTCGTTATAAGTAATTGATCCGCCAATTTCAATCCATTGAGAATCATAATATGCAAATAGTGAACCTGTATCTGATTCATACCACATATCGCCTTCTGCTGGTCCGACTGGTACAGCATCAGAAACGGTAACACCACCAGAACCAAGATCTTTATAAATTGATCCATCGTTAGTGAACTGCCATTTATCTGTAGACTCATTCCAGCGGATTTGAACGTTTGTAAAATCACCACGTTCAACTTCAATGCCTGCGTTATATGATGGAGTTGCAGCTGAACCAGTATTAAGAATAATTAAGTTATCTTCAATTAATAATTCCGTTGTATTAATTGTAGTTGTTGTGCCAGAAACAGTTAAATCACCAGAAACTATTACATCATTAAATGTAACATTGTCTGTCGTTCCTACGGCCTGACCAATCGCTACTGTTGGATTTGAAGCTTCGCCAGGTGTATGCGTGATTGTGACACCTGTTCCAGCAGTAAGATCTGCTATATAATTTCCATCAGTATCTGTTCCAAGATTAATTACATCATTAATCCAAGCGGAACCATTCCATTTTAAATATTGATTAGGAGTAGCAGATGTTATTGTTACATCGCCAACATCATCTAATGTATTAATAGTTGGAATGTCATCTGGAACAAATTTAGTTCCATTATATTTTAAGAATTGTCCATTTGTTGCACCAGTTGTGTCTATTTCAATGCTGTCAACAAAAAGAGTTGAAGATGAAAGCTGGCCTGAAACTGTAACATTATTTGGAAGACCTACGGTAACATTTCCAGTAGTTTGGCTAACTTCAACTTCATTTGCTGTTCCAGAAAGACTTGTGACTCCAGCTGCTCCTGCAGCAGCATATACAGTTATTCTAACACTACCAGATGATGGTGCGCTAGAGAATATCGCTGTAACGGTATTTGTAGTTGTAGCTTCCCAGTTAATATCAATAACTTCATATGGACTAGCAGTATTTCTTGCCGCGACTATAACATCTCTAGTTTGAAGATTGTGAGTAATTGTATAGGATGTATTGGATCCATCACCAATGTTTTGAGAAAATGCACTAGCTCCAGTTGAACCAACGCTTGCAAAAACATTTACTCTAACAGAATTACTAGATGGAACTGTACTAAAGTCAAGAGTAACTGTATTGCCAGAGGTAGCCTCCCATGCGACATTAATATTTTCATAAGGAGAGCTTTCATTTCTGCATGAAACAAATACTTCTCTAGTTCCAAAGTTATGAGTGATTACAAATGTTGATGAAGACCCGTCGCCTATAACAGTAGTGTAGGAGTTGCTAAATCCTGTTTCTAAATTATTTATCCACTCTGATCCATCATATTTTAATACTTGACCGACTTGTGCAGAGGTGATTGTAACATCAGAAAGATTTGCTAGTGATCCACCAGAAGCAGTGGGTACAAATTTTGTTCCGTTATATGCTAAAACATAATTTGGTGTAGCACCTGTTGTATCAATTTCTATGCTATCAACAAATAAACTGCTAACATAAACGCTTGATGGCAAACTTAAAGTAACTGCACCTGATACCTCAGAAACTGATATCTGATTAGTTGTACCAGATATACCAGTTATTAGCTTTGCACCTACGATGGAATTAGAAGAGTTTTTATAAAATAATTTACCATCAGCGTAATTGATGGCTATTTCGCCACTTTCTAATGTTGTAGGAGCTACGCTAGATGTACCTGATCTTTTAATTAAAACAGTATTTGCCATCTATAACTCCACTAAGATGTATATTATTTCTAATATATCATATTTATTTAGAAAGTTCCACCATCAATTGTGAACCCATCCAATACGCTACTATTGCCATAGAGTGCGCCAGATATTCCAACTCCACCAGTGACAACAAGTGTTCCTGTTGTATAGCTAGTTGATGCAGTAGCTGCAGTAAGAGTTGTAGCGCCACTTGCTGTTAAAGTTGTAAATGCACCAGTTCCTGGATTTGAAACCCCTATATTTGATGCATTAATTGTCTTATTGGTCAGTGTCTCTGAACCGGCTAGAGTTGCAAGCGTACCAGTTGTTGGAAGAGTTACGTTTGTTGTTCCAGTTGTAGTCAGAGTAAGAGCATTGGCTCCAGAAGTAACAAGATTTCCACCTAGTGTTATTGTGCTTGAACCATTGTTGACGCCAGTTCCACCATATGTTGAACCAACAACTGATCCTTGCCAAGTTCCATTTGCAATAGTTCCAACTGTTGTAATGCTATTTTGCCCAACGTAGGTTGATGCGATGTCGACAGAATCTGATCCGACAGTAATTCTATCTGCCGTACCGCCTACTGCTAGAACACCAGTAGTATAAGTTAAACCATTACCTGCAACGCCAGATTTTAATTGCAGAGCATCGGATACAATTTCTATTCCACCATCAGCTGCAACATTTACAAAGAACTCAGTTCCAGTTTGACCTAAGCCCGCGCCTGCTGAATATGCTCCTGCGCCTGAGAATTGGCTCCAAGACTGACTTGAAAAACTTGTTAAATAGTGGTTTGTTTGAACCCATCCAGTATTACCATAGGTTGTACCTTCAGTAACAAACACAGAAGAGTTAATTAACTCCTGATAAGTATCTGCATCTGTTGATCTAACTAAAGTATAGTTTGTGCCATCATCAGTATAGGTATAGATACCGTTCTGTGACCCAGTAGTTTGACCTATCAAAAGAAGTCTATAAACATTATTATCAGATGAATCTAGAGCAGCGTGTCCGTCAATTACAAGAGTATTTGTTGAGCCAGTAAGTGCTACGTTTGAAGAAGCTAGAAGGTTTACTGAACTTTTCCAGTCTAATCCTGTTATTGCATTATCTACATAATTTTTAGTTGTGGCATCTGTGCCATTAACTGGCTCTGCGAGACCTATGATCCTTGAGTTAGAAACATCAACAGAACCAGTTCCATTTGGACTTAAAATTAAGTCTCCATTTGAATCAGTTGAAGATATCGTATTTCCATTAAAGTTAATATTATCAACGGTAAGTTCTGTTACGCCAGCTATAGAAGTTGTAGTAGAGCCAAGTGTTAATGTTGATGAACCCAAGGTAATTGTTGAATTGGCTAGCTGTGCGTTTGATACGCCACCAGACTTAATTGAAACAGCTCCTGAAGTTACGCTGAAGCTATCAGAATTAAAAGATGCAACACCTTTATTCGATGTAGATGCATCTTCTGCAGAAATGGTTATTGTATTATTTGTAACTGCCGTGTCAATTCCTTCGCCACCACTAAACTGAAGAGTGTCAGTTGCTAGTGCGACGGCGTCTGCGGTTCCTGTGTCTGCGCCAACGGTAAGAGTAGTAGAAATTGAGGCAGTTGAGACTGCGGTGACAAGACCTTTTCCATTTACTGTAACTACTGGAATTTCAGTTGTAGAACCATAACTTCCAACATTTGAGTTAACGGTATCAAGAGTAACCGTAATGGTAGTATTACCAAGATTTGTCATAGTGGCACTACCGTCAACGTCGCCAGCGATAGTTATTGTTGGGTCGTTAACATCAAAATCAAGTTTGCCATTTGTGTCATCATAGCTAACAGCAATTCCTGATTCTGTATTTGATGAAACCATTCCTCCAACAATGTCTTGTATGGATTCAATTGAAGTTGCTGTTCCAAGAAGCCCATCAACATAAGCTGTAGTAGCTACTGATGTACTATTATTTCCTGATGTCTGTGTTGTGGCAGTAGCCGAAGAACCTAGTGATACGGTTCCAGAGAATGTTTTATTTCCAGAAATAGTTTGATTAGTTCCTAGCGTGGCAAATGCGCCAGAACCACCAATGGCAATAACGGTAGTTGCAGAGCCTCCAGCTCCACCAGTTCCTTTACCGTAGTAAAGAACATCGTCTACCTCGGTAAAAGCAAGTTCTGCATTTTCTAGTGACGCAGGAGCTCCTGATGAACCTCCGCCAGCTCTTCTTTTAATTCTAATTGTATTTGCCATTTTTAGAAGTTTCCTCCGTCAACTAAATTTTCTTCAGAATAATTTACCCATTGAGTTCCGTTATAGCGCAGAAGGTCACCTGAAGCTACAGAAGAAATAGTAACATCATTTAAACCATTGAGAACAGATTGATTACTAATTTGACTTTCTGCAGCGATTATTCTATCTTTAACAGTTAGATGAGTTCCGGCTGGACTTACGCCAAGAACAGTTTGAATTGCCTCTATGGCATCATTTGCATTGGCATGTTGATCACTATGCGGAACTGTTACCGAACTTAGCGTATCAGTTGATGTTGGATTGATTAATACATCTAAAGAATTAGGATATTGTGTAGCCATTTTTCTCCTATAAAGATATTATTTTATTTGGTCCATTGTCCCACAATATAGTAACTGGAGACTCATTATTAGCTCCAGGAAAAGGTAATCCGGTAGCAGTGTCTATGTAAAACAATAATCTTGAATCAGAATCAGAAGTCCCAACTTGATAAAATGCTATTGCATTAAATGCTGATCCATCATGATCAGTAATGATCAAATCATTGGCGTCTAGAACTCCAAGAGAAAAAGTAACGCCCTGCATATCTGCTGATCTTTTTTTAATTGCAGCTACTGGAATTTGTGACACAAACTGATCTGCATTTATACTTGGAGTGTATAAAGAATTATTTATTAATAAAGCTCTAATTTTTTTAGTAGATACATCTATTTGCCCTGACAGCATAGCTTCTTTGGCTTTGCCATAAATAAAGTTAGACACTTTATATACCAATATCCTTTGATACAGTAATTCTATATTTATATCCTTTTTCAAAATAATCTTTTGAATCTGTAAAAAAGGATGGAGTTGCATCTAGTGATGGAAAGTCAATGTAAACTTCCGGCTTCCATGAATGCATTGATACATTGGTGGTCAGATTTTCCCATCTTGATGGGGCTTTCTGAATCTTTTTTCTTTGAACTATAAAGTATCTATTATTTAAAAAGTTTGTAGCTGGTCTTTCATTAAAGATGATTATTGCTCTACCATTATTGAAATCATTTTCAATATAAAAATCCCCATTTTGTGGAGAAACTGAATCTATATAGAATTTTGGATTTTTTGCTAAAACTTGATAACTAATATCTATATCTGTTTTAATAGATTTATCTTCAATTAAAACTGGATTTAATATTGGAGTCTTATAATCTTCAGTGCTAGGAGTTGCTGAAGTTACATATGTAAAAGTAACTTTTTCTGATGTAACTATTGACCCAGATGCATCGGTGAGATTTACTACATCAATATAATAATCCTGATTATTTTCTAGTGTTGTTCTCCAATAAAGAGTTAAGGTTCTAGAAATCTGATTGTAATCTTTAATTGTGTCTATAGTATCAAACGGAGCACTGACAAGAATTGGTGTAGCAGCGTCCTTATAAACTAAAAAGTTTTCATTTTTTAATGAAGTGACTCTTACTGTTCTACCAAATTTAATCGATACACTATATACATTTACTTTTGCTTGATCAATTAAAAATAGGGCCATTCAACATTCTCCCAAAAAAAAATTCTTAGTTTATAGTAACAACTAGATAGCAAATATGCGAAAGGGGGGCGGTAGAATTTAATCTTCCGCCCCCCAATCACCAGGGTGTTCGTAACTATAACGCCCTAAGGCTTATCAGGCCATTTCGTTGGTAACTTGAACATCGTAATTACGAGCAAGTCTAACGTTCTTTGCAACAGTGATACCTTCACCATCACCGAGCATCACGATGTCATAACGCTCTTTCATCTTCATTGAACGAATGTCACGGCTTGGATCATCGAACTGATCGGTGCTCATGTCATCCTTAACGAGGAGTGTACCAACCTCGTTGCGGTCAATCAAGAAAAGGTCTGACTTGGCTGGTGTTGCGCCACTCTTAGCTGTGAAGCTTACGAATGGTGACACGAGTACATTAAGACCCATTGGAGCGGTAGCATTGAGTGCTGCCTCTGGTGACTGGGGACGATAACCCCAGCTGGTGCCGACTGCTGATGCTGCACCACCTGCGTGGAAGATGCTATCCTTAAGGAAGATCGACCACATAAGTGGATGAAGAATGAAGTCAGTTGGAACATGATTTTCAGCCATTAGTACAGCAGCCATGTCAACGATATCATCCCAGGTAACTGTTAGGTTAGCTGCACCGTTAATATCACGGCCGGTTGTGTCATCGTATGAACCACTGTCGTTGTCAAAGACGATTGTTGCGGCGTCCTTGAAACGGCTTAGTGCAATTTGCTCTTTGAGACGAGCCATGGCACGGCCTGCAGCGCGAACATGTAGACCGACAATGTCCCAAAGTGAGTCAGCGATAACTTCCTCAGTGAAAGCTAACTTGACACCTTTCTTTGAAACTTTGCCCTCTACCTGCTTTGCGAAGGCGAGTGCTTGCTCTGGGTATTCCTGACCTTCAGGAATCTCTGCAGCTTGAATTGCATTGACTGCTGGAAACTCCAAGGAGCGCCCCTTGCCAAGGCGAACTGTTGAAAGAAGTGGAGTCACAAGCAATTGTGGCTCTGCAGCTTCCTTCAGAGTACGAGAGATAACCTTGGGGAACAACGCTGCTGCATCTGGTGATGCAAAAGCTTCCTTAATCGTTACTCTGTTGTCTCCATCGATGTACCCGTCCTCAGCCAATGCGGTTTCCCAAGCTGGGAGACCTGAGAGGAGTTCTTGGATTGTCTTACTCATCTTAGGATTATTCCTCCTGTTATCTTTTTTTTATATTGTTAGATTGACGCGGAATGCGCCAATAACATTGTTAACGTCCAGGTTTGAACGAATGCCTAGCTTACCTGAGTAGGTTCCTGCACGGGTAAGTTCGTACACTGTCTTCAGTGCACCTGGATCTGATGGAAGCTGCATGTAAGAGAGCAAGCCATCATCGAAGTTGGTTGCAAACTTCTCAACCTCAACAACCTTGCCAACCTGGAGGTAGGCATAGACAGCGCTGCTGTCATAAAAATCGGCTGCTGCTGCAAGAACTGGACGGCCCATTACGTCTGAACGAACAACGCTACCGACGGTAACGTCAGCGTTAACGCCAGAAACCATTGGATACTCAACATAGCCATGGGTAATGAACCCTGCGCCCTGTGAAGTGCCCTTGTCGAATGGACGATAGAGGTCATACTGTGCAACACCGATTGGAATTGATCTAGCTGGAACAGAAACTGTGTCAGTTGCACCTGAGCTGTAGTTTGGAGTTGCGCCATCTAGTGGATCCCAAGTTGTTGGCATTGTGTCGCCCCAGCTCTTTGCTGAGCTAGTTCCATTAGCTGGAACAATTCTTGCATCACCATTTGCGTCTGCGACGACTGAAAGAATGGTACCCTTGGTGATAACGATCTCGAAACGATCATCTTCACTGTCAAGATACCAAGTTGGAAGACCTGGGTGTGGGAGCAAATAAGCTGCTGGGGCAATGCCCTCAGAAACTACAAAGCGACCTGAACCAGTCTTTGTACCTACCTTGCGGAATTTTGCTAAACTCATTTTATTATATCTCCTTATTTATTTGATAATTAGAGTTTACGTCTACCCATAAGGGCATCTACGAAAAGCTTTTCTAAGGCGTCTTCATTAGACTCAACCTTTTCTGAAACTTCTGCGTCAATTGTTACAACATTCTCTTCTTCACTAACAGTAAGTTCAGATTCAACTGTTGGAACAGAAATTGATCTATTTGAAGCTGCTGGCAGCTTTGCAAGATCTCTCATTGAATCAGCTAAAGAGGAAGCAGTTCTCTTTACATGATCCTCAATAAGATTTTCTCTTTCTTCTGCAGATTCGAGACCAAGACCAATCTTGGTATCTACGACTCTTTCAGCTAGGGTCTTGTGTAATGCTGCCTTTAGACGAGCATTCTCATCCTCTAGAGTCTTGATGATATTATCTTGCTTAGCAGTATCTTGCTCAACGTCATCAGCTTTATCCGCATTGAGTTCATCGGCTTGCTCAGCAGACTCCTTTGGTTCATCATCTGATGAAGTAACTTCGTCAGATGACTCTTTTGGCTCTTCAGCTTCCTCGGAATCAACAGCTTCTTCGGCTTGTTCATCCGCTTTTTCTGAATCGTCATCAGAGTTCTGTTGGACCTCTTCAGAGGTCTCTTCTGCAGCTTCAGAGATTTCCTCTTCTTTTTCTGCACTTTCGCTTGCATTTGATGCAGCGATATTAGAAAGATCTTCGCTTAGACCTTCGGCCACAGCTAGGATGTCTTCTTTTTCAATAACATCTTCCATGTTATTAGTCTCCTCAGAGTTGTTATTTACAGAATCTTCATTAGATAGTAATGATGAGGCCTTATTATTGCCATTTTCGCTCTCTTGCAATGCAAGTGCTGTCAAAAATGCACCTTTTAGGTGTAAATAAATTGGCTTAGACTCTTTCTTTTTCATATTCTTTAGAATAGATTCATTCTCCTCTAAAGAAACTATATCTTCACTATCCATGTGAAGAACGAATGCGCTGCTCTTTGCAATCCATTGGTCTTGATCCGAATCTGCTACTGCAGCTCCATCTCCAGATTTTGAGCTTCTAACTCCTGATCTTTGATCAGCTGGCTGATTTACAAATGAGTATTCTTTGAATGAGATATCCTGCATATCTATGTATGCAACTTTGCCCTTATAGACTTGACCTCTTTTATACTTTGGAAGCTTTGGTCTGCCATTTGCGTCCTCTTGTGCTAAGTCTTCACCTGAGATAGAGCAAACTGCTTTGGCGGCGCGACCACCAACAGAACCGGTCAAATACCTCTTGTCAGCAACTTTTTGAGCTGCTACTGGATCAGTAATAGCAATCTGCAACCTAACATATGGGGAGCCATCAGCCTCTTTATCCATCCTTGCTGCCATTACTCTACCAATTGGCTCAGAGTTTAAATCGTGGTTTAGAATTATTGGCTTTGGATAAGGCTCAACCCATGATTGTA